CTCATCAAGTTCATCATTGGAATTGCATTCACGGATAGCTGTTCTGCAAGCATCATACGGTTCCTTATCTGTAGAGAATATAATTTCTAACGTACCTGTCTTAATATAATATTTAGCCATCGGATAGTCTCCTACATACTAGTTCACATAGATCATCTACCATAGTTTCCTTATCTTCATCTGTATAAGTAAACGGTGGTTCTAAGTATCCATCAAAGTAAGATATAATATCTTCTTGTAATTGTTCTTTTAGATTCATTCTTTCACCTCCGTGTATTTATAACCCATGTCTTGATCGCACTCAACACACATCGGTGTGCCATTACATTCATACCATCCGGGGGCAACATCTGCAACCTCATCACAATCTGGACACTGCCAATGATGGTTTACATTATAGTCTGAAATTTTAGTCCACATAATTCACTCCTAGTGGGAAGGAAATAAAACATTCGCTAAACCTTGGACGCACAGTTGACAGTTTACACTATTCTTTGATTTAGTGCAAGTGACAACACCACGACCACGACGAATCTCTGGACAAGTAATATACTTATCATCACCTAATACAACTAACTTCGGCAGATCACTACGCCATTGATCAGCTTTTTTCTTACCTCGTGGACGTTTTGTGGCGATCTTTTCGTCGCTGTCACACCATGCGAACAACTCAAAACCGGCGGCCTTTGCTTTGGCTACATCATCATGATTGTGTACACTTGCATACATAGTAATATACTTACCTAGTATACGTGATAGCTTAGGATCATATATATGAGTATATGCCCACATCTTAGGAAGTTTACCACCTTCAGCTAATATACTACGGCAAGCCCATAATATATTATCTACATACTCAATATCTAATTCAGAGCCATTCTTATAGAAGTCTCCCCGTTCATGCCATCGCAGATCGTTACCCTTTTTTTCTGCATTAATTAGCATGGCACGGATCTTGTTTTTCTCCGTGATTAGATTCTGCATACCGGCAGGGCGAACACCCGGATAGATTTTCTCTAGCTGTTCAGCATAACAGCCGTTACCTAGAAATTCACAGGTTGGCGGGCATGTGTCGCCTACCGGCCTTGAAACAACAATACAATTCTCTTTACCTAGTTTATCATTACCTTTAGCTGTCTTCATAATCATCTCCTAGTGGGTTGGTTTGATTATAATATACTTATCGGCATTTGTCAACTGTAAACTTTAGCGTTTCTCGCTGACTACCTCATAGCCTCATATCCTTTAGGATAGAGTAGGACAATAGGACTTAGGTGCTTGGCCCGTATCAGGGTTTGCAGTTTCCTGTGACACTATCGCATAACGTCATTCTGTGTCACACCTTTACGCCTCTCATGCCCGTCCCGTTCAGGACTCAGATCGTGGTTTGCGTATCCATATTATTGTACGGCGAGTGTGGTAGGAGTTGCACCTACGCGGGTTTTGTTATTTCAAAAACCTCAAAAGTAATATAGGGGTAGACGCTTAAGCCTGAGAATATAACATGCTATAATCCCAATCATTCCTACTACTTTAATACGGCGAAAACTACACGCCCTTCACACTCATTGTATTGGCTGTGGACACTGGGACTTGCACCCAGTAGGTCGTCTCCGATCTTTACACTCACAGACTTGAATGACCGGATCGAGGTCTGTAACGCCTAAGCAACTCTGCTCGCCACATCATCATTATATACTATACATCGTCTATGTCAAGTATATTCTTTAATATTTATGTAAGTCTATATATATCAATGACTTAGCGTTTCGGGGCGCGCCCCTTTATTATATATCCTCATATATATCTTCATCTTGATATACTTCTTCTGTACTAAATACTTGTTGTATTGTATAAGGTATCTCACTAGGATGTTTAAAATCTATGAACTCATCAACTATACCTTCTACTGGATTAGACCATTGACCACAGAACGCCATTCCCGGCTCAAAATAATATGCTTCAACAGTCATATCCAATTTGTTTAATGCTTCGTACCAGCCAAACGGTGGACTCCACGCTGTTTCAAATCGCAAGTGTACCAAGCCATATCCTTCCTCGTCAACTTGCCAATCGCATTCCTCGTCTGGAGTGTATTGTGTTTTACCAAAATCCCACTTCGTACCCCAGTTATTTACACAGTACAATCTTTTGTCTTCAACGCCTTCTGGTACTGGTAGATAGTTCTGTATCACAGCACCCCTCTCGTATGCTCCTGCGAGTTCTAGGATCTGCTCTTTTGTTCCGTGGATCGTCGCTTGATTGCTACACCAGTTCGGCATTTGCTTGATCTCCTGCTGCTTCGTCGTTGGGGAAAATATTACACTCGTCACACTTCTCTATAGTCCATTGTAACAGATTGATATTCATTGTCAATATCCATCCTTTATCATTACATAATTCACACATTGCAAGCCTCCGTATGAGTCCACCAATAAGGTGCTGGTCTACCCTTCTCCCACTTTGCAAAGTAGGCTTTCTCCATTATATAATATTGTCTGTATGCGTCAACTGCATCATCACATTTATATTCATCTTCCATAGCTTGTGCGTATGGTGTATGTGGCCCGTTGGGTATCATGTCAAACATATCACACATCTGATCTATACCATCATGACAACTATGAGTCTTGCCATATCGTAACTGATATTCTTGACATAAAGCAAGACCATGCAAGCACAACCATACATAATTACTTTTAGTCTCACCGGCCCAGATCGTACAAGGATGGTGCTTGTATCCACCAATTAGAGGTGTTCCCTTGCTAGTCAGTGGCATCTGCTCGTCAGTTGCGCCATGTCTGCGTAACGCACTGCCTAGCATCTGGAATGTTTCCACGATCATTTTAGGTATATGCTTGTCACACATCATCTGTGCTGCAATCGCTGCATCTTCGTCTAATACAAATATATTCATCGTTCCTCTACCATTGTGTCTCTGTATTGCCAATCAACACTAAATGTTTTACCAGTTACATCCTTGATGTCAATATCCATTTCAAATAATACTTCGTCTATATCTACATCGTCATCTACGCAGAATTGCATTAGGATTTCTTGATATACTTTTTTCATTGGTCATCCTCAAATATAGGGTCGCCACACTCATCAACTGGAATACCATCTTCATTCATAAATATATCACCATTACGTAGTCCGTCAATAGTGATTTCTAATTTTTCTTGTTCTGTAAACATAATTATCTCCTTTTCTCTACTATACAGTATATCGTCCATATGTCAACAATTATTTAATATTTTTAAGTCCTTATCAGGTATAGACTTACACGTTTTTAGCGCGCCCCGCACCCCCTATTGTGGGAGGTACGAGATCTTTTCTCCTTTGTCTATTTGATCGCGGTATATCTGCACACGCTTCGCGCGTTCAATACTTTCCTCTTCAAAACTTGACATCGTGCAGCGGTCGCGTTCGTCACATTTTCGCTCTACGTCTGCGAGTGAAACACAATCTGTCCTATGATCTTGAAAGTCCAACGGTAGCCAGTGATTAGGAACCGTGAAACATTCTTTTATTTGTTTTTCAAATTGTGCTAGTAGTTGGTATCCGTTCATCCTGTAATCTCCGCATGTTCGAGTTCGTTTTCAATCCATGACATGGCAATCTCTCGCGTGTTACATTCAGAGATCGCACCGCCTAAAAGATCATGAGCCAATCCACACGGTATACCATTATCCATATCATCATGGATCATTTCAAGGTGTTCTTTTAATCTTTCCTCAAAGTAAAACCAGTTGGTTCCTTCGTGTCCAGACTCTTCTGCTTCGATGGATTCTCTGGCAATCTCTCGCCACATCTCATGTGAGCCTTGGTCGTTGTCCATCCACAAATTTACACACCATGTTTCCCAGTTATACCAACCATTGTATTCATTCTTATTCATTTGTTTACTCCTCAATGTTTGAAAGTCTGAACGGTATCATAACATGTTGAGCTACCTTTTGTCTAGCCTCAGTTTCTGACATCGCCCCAACTTCTCCGATTTTATTTCCTTGGGTATCATAAACAACCCAAACACTTCGCGGACGTTTTTCAGGAAAGACGCAGTTGTAATAATCTCGGTTTGTCATTTGTTTACTCCTTATGTTTTACATTATAGTCTTTCTCATATACGCTGTCAAGATAAATCTCATTATTTTTTATCACATATCCATACTCACAATTAGGGGTATAAATACCAACGTAGATTTTGCCATTTAAATAACCCTCGAAACCCACGAACATACTTAATAGTGTAACAGTTGTCAACATGTCTTTTTTCCTTAGTAGTAAACCGTACTATTATATATATCGACATATTAACATACATTCTTTAATACTTTATGGAATAATTCGTAAGTCTATACTGACAAAGGACTTACACGCGATTTGCGCGCCCCGCACCCCCTATGAGGGGGATTGGGGTAAATCAAAGCAAGGAGTTTTTGGTGGACATTCATTCAGGTGGATCACCGTACAGCATATGATACCTGCGATCATAGCGAGGCCGAGTATTTTTAGAATCCGTTTCTGCTCTTTTTTCATTGTTCTCTCCGTAGAACGTTTCACAAATTGACCACATCAACGCCACGCCTACCATATATCCTATAACGATAGACTGAAAATCTAATTCTATTAATCCCATTATTCTATCTCCCATTGTTCTATGTAATCATCGCCACCATACAAGTCTTGACATTCTTCGTAGTGGGTTGGCTGTCCGTCATCTTCCCACTCGTCTACTTCAATAGATTCTATAACGTCACAGTCAGGCGATTGTACCCGACTGTCATAAACGATACCGGCTAGGATGCTGTCAAATTCTGGATTGTCAAAAATGCTCATATCATTCTCCGTTTCTGAATCGTACTAGTAATATGTTAGCTGCTACGCGTACCTCGTCATTAAACTTGTTTTCTTGACAGGTCAATAAGTAGACTTGCAATTTAGGCGTGTCAAATCTGTCAAGTTCTTCGTACAAATTTCTTTCAATATATTCGTTCATTCTACTACCTCCGGCGACATTTCCTGTTCGTGCAATCTTACCATATTGTCATCTTGATCGTCAAGCCATTCCTCATATTCTCGACGGGCCTCGTATGATTCCAACTCTGCAAAGTATTCAAAATTGTACATTCTATTCTCCTTAAATGCACGGGGTGTAACTGCTGAACACTGATACAACTATAACACACAACACAACAACAATCAATAGCAATTCTTGGTCTGATTCTCTCATAACTTGTTTTCTCCTTAATAAGTATATCGACATTTTACAGTACTATCTTTAATCTGTCAAGTATTTTTTCGCTGACTTTCGCTGACACTGACTCCCTCATATCCCTCTATCCTTTAGGATAGGGTAGTACATACGTACACTATCCTCCAGATTGTCCATTCTGCCCAGACCTCCTACCCTACCTCGATGGGCGGGGTTTGCGTAGGACACCCCGCTTGCCCTACCTCGTCATCTGGAGTATCTTGTGTGCCTTGCCTTTTGTTGTCATTTTGCCTAGTCGGTTGCTAATTACCCAACCTTTCACGCCTGCCTGCCTCCACTGTTTTACCTGTGTTGCCAGATCGTCAATTTCTGCCTGCCTTGCGTCATTTACCATAACTAGGAAATCTTGCCTAGATTGCATAACTTCACTGTAATCACCAAACCCCTCCACAGGGGGGCGTACTGGCAATTCTCCGACATTTGTTTCACCCTTGCGAATGTTGCAAGTATGGCACAGCGTTTGCATGTTGCACAGGATAGACTTACCACCTTTCGACTCTGGCACAATGTGGTCGCATTCGAGACTATCAACATCACCGATACCACAAGCACGGCATCGGTTGTTGTCACGGTCGAGAATTAGTTTTCTGAATTTTGCATTGTTATGTTTTTTGATTCGCATCTTTGTATCCTAGTGGGTGAATACCTAAGTCTAATATATATAATCGACCGCTGCAAGCGAAATCTTTATTTAACTATTTTATAATCTTGCATTTTTTCAACGTACATTGCACGGTATCCTTCTTGCGTGTTTACTGTCACAAGTGTTTTACCGTTTACAATTTTCATCTGTTCTATCATGCCCGTTCGTGGCTTGTTGTTATAGACGCAAGAAATTGTGATACCTTTTTTTGTCATGTTTACCATTTTAAGAATCCTTTTTAGTGGGTGAAAACCTAAGCGTACCATACATTATCGACCGTTGCAAGGGGTAATCTTTAAGCGGCCCCGTAAAAATCTAATGAGGCTTCAAAGTGTACCGCTTCGGAATCATCATAATCGACACGCTCCTCAATAACTTCGCAATGCTCAAGACAATCAGGGCAGATCTGAGCATCCGAGTGAACATAGGAACCGCAGCAATCAGAGTGATAAGTGATTTCAAAATTGTTTGACATTTTAAATTCTTTCTATTTGTTGTTTGTTATACTGTCATTATACATACTATATCGACCAGTGCAAGAATAATCTTTAGTACATACGAATATAGTTTCATGCCATACGGTAACAATATATATAATTCTGCCAATATAATACTGTGCCAAATACACACAAAATAACTCCCCCCACGGGCAGGGGGTTTTATCTTGTAGGTGGACAGGTGTACACCCCCCCAATTGACGGGGGGTGGTTGTTACGCAATTTTAAATTTAAATGTATATGTACCACCCAATCCTCTCCCGTCGAACCAAACAGCTACAATTAGGTGGTATTATTCTCGTTAATAGTGTATAATTCCTAATAGGAGATACAATATGAATAAATCGAAACAATTAGAATGTCAATTAGATTGTAAGGCTACAGCAGGACTACGTGATGAAATTATAAAAGATTTGGCTCAAGAAGATCGACCACTAAAGGAATTACTGGATGAGCAAGAATCCGCTGAAAACAAGTTACAAGATAGCGACAGAGAACTTTAGGCCAGTACAAGATAGATCGAAAGCGTTAGAATTACTTGGAACTAAAAACTTACCTAAAAATACTACAGGGGATGAGTTCTATACTTTTCTACAGGTATTTGGCAACACAAACTCTTTCTACTACATTGCAGAACTAACTTGCGAAATAGAAGAAGATATCGCAGAGATAGGCATAGGCCACCTAGTTACTTCTAATGGTAAAGTTTTATTAGTCCGCGAGTCTGCATCTGCTGTAATTACTGAAAATTCTATATCTTCTAGTGACGGTAATTTTCTATCTTTTGCTGAAAGAGATCACACTCAAACTTTAATTGTTAGAAGTTATAATCCCCCTAATGCAGAAGTAACACTTGAAGAACCCAACTCATTGCTTAAGTCTAATTCTGATGGACCTCCTTCTTCCATAAAGATTCAAAACAATTCTGTTTTAGTATGTATAAATAATGAACTAGCATCTGTAACCCTAGAGGAATTCGCTGGCTTGCTAAAGAGGTATTTATGAATATACCCAAGAACATGACCAGAGAAGAGGTACTTGATAAAATTGATCTTGTCGTCAATAGGATATCGCCCAAGTATACATTTCATGGTTATGATCTTGATGATATAAAACAGGAAGCCTTTATGATATGTATGGATGCCCTTAATAGATACGACCAAAAACGCCCATTAGAGAACTTTCTTTCTGTTAATCTTTCCAATAGACTGAAAAATTTTATACGTGATAATCATTATATCGGACAAGATGAAAAGAAACGTAATGTTCTTTGTCCACAGCAACTAGCTTACGAAGCCTCTATTCCACAAGAAGAACTATGTTTAGATGAAAAGGTAGACTTCTCACAAATACAGAATGTTATAAATGAACACTTGCCAGCTGAATATAGGGGTGATTATCTTAAAATGCTTAATGATGTTTATGTTTCTAAAAAACGTAGAGAACAAGTCATACAAATTATAAAGGAGTTGATACATGAAAAAGGGTAGATTCTCCAAAGAAGAAGAAAGAACTATTGGTCGTCTTATTAATAGTATGACACCTGAAGATATTGCTATTCAACTAAATCGTGATACTGAATCTGTTGTAAACTTTATTAAACGTAAATTTAACATAGGTACATCTAGAGAAGAGCAAGCAGCTTACTCATTAGAAAATCGCCCCTATTACAAAGAACTTAGACAACAGTTTACAGATGAAGAATTAGAACTATTTAAATACCACTGGTCCCGCATGGTCTCCCAGTTTAAGAATGACGTACTACCTACAGAAGAGGTACAGATAGTAGATACCATAAAACTTGAATTACTTATGAATAGATGTTTAAAAGGTAATAAAGAAAACATTGAACAAATTAATACATATGACCATATGATACAAGATGAACGAGCCAGAGACAAAGATCAACAAGACATAGACTATATTATTAACTTAGAAAGACAGGTGGCTTCGCTTAGGGCTTCGCAGGAAAGTTTGAATAAGGATTACCGCGAGTTGCAGGCCAAGAAGAGTACTATGCTAAAAGAAATGAAGGGTACAAGAGAACAGCGAATTAAACGATTAGAAGACAGTAAACTTAGTTTCACCGCGTGGGTTGGCACTATGATGCAAGACCCAGACATAATGAAGAAGTATGGAATAGAGATGGAGAAAATGAAACTAGCTATGGAAAATGAAAAAGCAAGACTTTCTGTTTATCATAAATATGAAGATGGAACTATTGATCAACCATTCCTTACGCCGGATACTGTAAAGGACTAATAATGGATTTCACTATATTAGTTGGCTCCTGTGATAAGTACCACTATCTATGGAATCATTTTAATTATTTATTCCATAAGTACTGGGATAATTCTATAGACGTTAAGAAATATATTATAACACAAGAAACGGATGCCAAGTTATATAAATTTGAAACTATCAAGGTAAAGAATGGCACTTTTAGTATAGGCGTTAAGAAAGCTATAGATAAAATTAAACCAAAAAACATCTTATGGTTGCAAGATGATTATTTTCTTAGAAATTATGTATTGCTAGAGGAAATGCAGGCTTATTATGATTTCTTTGTTTCCAACAATGCAGGGCGATTTGGAATACATGACGATAGTGCGTTCTATGCAAAGCTTCCCGTATACAAAAACATTTACAAGCTTCACCAACAAAGCTTATATACAATATCCTTACAGGCTTCTTTTTGGAATACTGATTTTCTATATAGCTGTTTCGATAAAGATAACGAAGAAGACCCTTGGCAGTTTGAAGTAGAAGGAAGTGAGCGTTTGAATAATAATTGCTTACACAGAATCTTTTTCGCAATGCAAGAAAAACCGTGGTATTTAGAGGCGTGTCGTAAAGGTAAATTCACAGAAGACTTCTATAATATATGTAAACAGGAGGGCATAAATGCCAACATTGCTTGATATATTGATGTGCTGGTCTGTTGCTCTAATGGTAGAGCTACCTATAGTATTTCTTTTTATATATATAGCTAGAGATAAAGAATGAGAAAAATAGGAATAGTAGTTATAGCGACGAATGCGTATTTTGCTTTAGGAGTAAAGTTCTTAAAGCAATTTACATTATTTAATCTTGGTCACGACAAGGTAACGTTTTATTTTTTCTCAGATACGGACCCAGCGCCCTATTTACCAAATGATCCGCGACTAAATGTTAAATATATATCAGAACATCACAAAGTGTGGACAGACGGAACTAACTCAAAATTTAAAAATATACTTACTATGGAAGACGAGGATCTTGACTATATTTATTACTTCGATGCAGATACTAGTGTTAGCAGGCCATTTACAACAGATTGGTTTATTGGCGATTTAGTAGGGGGCGAACACTTTGGAAACAGAACGTGGATGCGTGATAAGAAAGCATTTGACAGAAATCCAAGATCTAAATCATACGTACCATACGATACGCCGCTAGAACAAATGTATTACTACGGGGCGTTTTTTGGTGGAGAAAAAGATAAAGTTTTAAATTTTTGCAGGACGCTAAGAGAGTGGCAGCTTATAGATAAGGAAATACCATATGAACCGGGAGTTAACGACGAAAGTTATATTAACGCTTACTTTCATTATAATCCTCCTTTTACCGTAAAGATAGAGGAGTTTGTTTTTAACGTAAGTGATAAGTCTGGAGTTGGCGAGACTAGAAATCCTCATTTAAGTATAGAAACAATAAAGAAAGATTTATTAGAGAATAAAGATAATCGAATAGATATCAAAAATGGAAAGGTCGAAAGGATAATATGAAAGCAATAATCACAGGCATTACGGGTCAGGATGGAAGCCATCTTGCAGATTTACTCCTTGAAAAGAATTATGAAGTTGTAGGAGTAACTAGGAGGTGCAGTGTAGACACAACAGAGAGAATTAAGCATCTACTTGACTTTGATAAATTCAATTTAATCGAGGGAGACATTACAGATGTAAGTAGTGTTATAAATATATTCAAAAATAACGAGAATGTAGATGAAGTCTATAATCTAGCGGCACAGTCGCATGTGGCAAGCTCATTTAATCAACCGTCTTTAACTTGGGATATTACTGGCAAAGGATGCATAAATCTCTTACAGTCTCTAGTAGACCTTGAGATGTTTAGAGTAAAATTCTATCAAGCTTCTTCCAGTGAAATGTTTGGAAGTTCCTACGACATTGATGAACAAGGAAGGAAATATCAAAATGAACAAACTAAATTTATGCCTAACTCACCTTATGCAATATCTAAGTGCGCTGCTCATTACAGCGTTCGTCTTTTTAGGGACGCTTACGACTTACATGCTAGTTCTGGTATTCTTTTTAATCACGAAGGACCGAGAAGGGGAGAGAATTTTGTTACGCAGAAAATAGTTAGTTGGATTAAAAATTATAAAACTTGGAAAGATAAAGTGTGTGTAGGATCAATTTCTTTTAATGACGACTACATATATTGCGACAGAGATATAGGCAATCGTTTTCCAAAGCTACGACTTGGTAATTTAAACGCTTACAGAGATTGGGGCTATGCTGGAGATTATGTAGAAGCAATGTGGCTGATGCTACAACAAGATTACGCAGATGACTATGTTGTGTGTACAGGAGAAACTCATACTATAGAAGAATTCCTAGACATAGCATTTAATTATTCTGGTATAGATGATTGGAGAAATTACGTAGTGGTTGATCCAAAATTCTATAGACCTTCAGAAGTAGATTATTTAAGAGGAGACTGTTCTAAGGTTAGAGAAGAACTTGGGTGGAAACCAAGGTACGACTTGGAGGGGTTAATTAAACTTATGTTAGATGCCAAACTATAGACTTTCAATAGATTTATCTGATTTACAAAATGATCTAAAAAACTACGTATTAACTGGCGAATACTCAATGCCTTTTGCTATGTGTTTTATAGAGGCTTCTAATCCAGATACAGCATGTCACGAAGCTATGAAGAGGTTAATGAAAAAAATTATGAGACAAAAGCCAACTTTAGAAACTAGGATTATATGTAGAAAAATAAGAAAACTTATAAGAGTAGATAAGATAGAGCAATTATGAAAAGGAACTACAATGACCCAAATTATAAAAAATTTAGAACAGAGGTATTAAAAAGAGATAAATTTAAATGCCGTATGCCTAACTGCAAATCGAAAAAAAATTTAAATGTACACCACATACAAACTTGGTCTAATGCTTCTGCGTTAAGATACGAACCATCAAATGGAATTACGCTGTGCAAAAAATGTCACCAATCTATAACTGGAAAAGAATCCCACTATCAATTATTTTTTAGAGAAATTATAAATGGCTAAATATAAACAAGCACCAGAATTTACTGTTATAAAAGACACCCGTGAGCAAGACGGGTACTACTTTAGTAAGTTTAACACATGTTCTGGCATGATAGAACATAAACTTGACACTGGAGACTATTCCATACAAGGATTTGAAGATAAAATATGTATAGAAAGAAAAGGATGTGTAGAAGAACTTGCAATAAACCTTGGTTCTAAGAAACATGCTTTCATGAACGAAATAGAAAGGATGAAAGATTTTCCTCACAAATACTTAGTTTTGGAATTTTCTTTAGAAGACTTGCTTAAGTTTCCAAAAGAAACTAGAATACCAATAAAGAATAAAGCGTCTGTAAAAATTACTGGTAGATACATGTTAAAATGTTTAGTTGAATTTGAATTGTATAACGATGTACACGTTTTGTTTTGTGGTAATAAGCATACTGCTTTTTTAGCTGTAAGTAGTATATTTAAAAGGATTAACGAGATGTATACAATTGGAAGGAAATCGTAATATGATACACGACAAAGATATACTATACGATTTACATAACTATAATGCGAATATAGATAGCAGAGAAATATTTCTACATAATCATTATGGTTCTAACGACGAAGATAATCCGGGTGTAGAATACAAGATGTCTAACACATTCTTAAAAAACTTAAGAGCATTAGAATTAAAATCATCTAATCCAATTATTATACACATGCAAAGCGTTGGAGGAGAATGGTCTGATGGTATGGCTATATATGATGCTATATCTATGTGTAGATGCCACGTAACAATTATAGCTTACGGACAAGCAGAATCTATGAGTAGTATTATTTTTCAATCTGCCGATTCTAGACTTATTACACCAAACACATATTTTATGGCTCACTACGGTTCTACGGGTGCTAATGGTGAATATTTAAATGTGCAAAACTGGGTAAAGTATGAAAAACACATATGCGATATTATGATGGACATATACTCCAACTCTTGCGTTGATGGTAAATTCTTCAAAGATAAGTATGGCTCTAAGCCAGAAGTTGACAAGGTTAAAAATTTTCTGTATCGTAAATTAAAATCTGGCGATTGGTATATCACAGCAGATGAAGCTGTTTATTATGGTTTCGCAGACGAGGTAATTAATACATGGCAAAAACTGAAAAGCTAAAACAAATTGATGAGGCTTGGCTTGGCTTGGACTCTGTAGATTCGCAGATGTTTAATCCAATGTCTATGTTAAATCCAGACGAAGATGATTTCAATCTTAAACTTGCTTGGCTTATGATTAGGCCAGAGTATTTATCTTTTATGTCTTATCATATACTTAATATACAATTACTACCATCTCAGTCTCTTTTCTTAAACGAAGTGTGGCAAAGAAAGTTTCCTATGCTTGTTGCTAGTCGAGGCTTTGGCAAATCATTTATGCTATCTTTATATGCTATATTGAGAGCTTTGATATTACCTAGACGTAAAATAGTTGTTGTGGGCGCTGCGTTTAGACAGTCTAAAGTTTTGTTTGAATACATGGAAACTATCTGGAGAAATTCTCCTATGCTTAGAGATATATGTGATAGTGATAGTGGTCCACGTAGAGATACAGACAGGTGTACATTAAGATTAAATGACAGCACAGTAACATGCTTACCTCTTGGCGATGGGCAGAAAATTAGAGGCCAGCGAGCTAATGATATTATTGCTGATGAATTTGCGTCTATACCTAGAGAAATATTTGAAAATGTTGTAGCTGGTTTTGCAGCAGTAAGTTCTGATCCGGTAGCAAACGTAAAAAGAGTAGCAGCAGAAAAAAAAGCAAAAGAATTAGGACTGACACTAGAGGAAGAACAGAAAGAACAAAGTAAAGACAATCAAATTGTTTTATCAGGAACCGCTTATTACGATTTTAATCATTTCGCCACTTATTGGAAAAAGTGGAAGTCTATAATAAAAAGCCGTGGACAACTATCTAAACTAAAAGAAATTTTTGGCGAAGAACCTCCAGAAGATTTTGATTGGACGCAATACTCTATCATACGTATGCCCTACGAATTATTGCCTAAAGGATTTATGGATTCCGATCAAGTCGCTAGGTCTAAAGCTACTGTCCATACTGGTATATATCAAATGGAGTACGGTGCTTGTTTTACAACAGACTCTCAAGGTTTCTTTAAACGCTCTTTGATAGAATCATGCGTCGTCAATGACAAGGAAACAATTAAAGATCGGCAAGGTAATGACATAATATTTCAAGCTCAGTTAAAAGGTCAAAAAGATAAAAAATATATATTTGGTGTTGACCCTGCATCAGAAGTAGATAATTTTAGCATTGTAGTATTAGAAGTAAATTCTGACTATAGAAATATAGTACATTGCTGGACTACGACAAGAACAGAACATAAGGAAAAAGTTAAAAAAGGTTATGCTAATGAAACAGATTTTTATTCATACTGTGCTAGAAAAATTAGAGATTTAATGAAATTGTTTCCATGTATACACATAGCTTTAGACGCACAAGGTGGCGGTATAGCTGTTATGGAAGCTTTGCATGACAAAGATAAGGTTCAAGAAGGAGAACACCTTATATGGCCCACTATAGATGACGACAAAGAAAAAGATACTGACGGCGAACGTGGCTTACATATATTAGATATGTGTCAATTTGCCAAGTATGATTGGCTAGCCGAGGCAAATCACGGGATGAGAAAAGACTTTGAAGATAAAGTATTACTTTTTCCATTCTTTGATCCTGTCAGTATAGCTATATCTGAACACGAAGATAATATGAAAAATAGAATATATGACACACTAGAAGAATGTGTTACAGATATTGAAGAATTAAAAAATGAATTATCTATGATACAGATTACCCAAACAACTAGCGGTAGGGACAGGTGGGATACCCCAGAGGTTGTTATAGGAACTGGACGTAAAAAGAAATTACGTAAAGATAGGTATTCGGCTTTGTTAATGGCTAACATGGCTGCTAGAACTTTAGGGAGAATGCCTACTGTTGCACAACCCTCATTTTACGGAGGTTTTGCAACTGGTGGACATTCTAGCAAAAAAGATGAGAAGATGTACACCGCTCCTGCTTGGTTTGAAGATGGCATGAAAAACGTGTATTAATTAGTATAATCCAATTACATTCCAATTGAGGTAAATAATGAGCGACGACATGATTACTTGGTCAGACGACGACTCTCAAAGCAAAACAGATGCCATGTCTAAAATGTCAGATAGCGTAGAGGCTTATGCTGGCTTAGGCAAGACTCAAGGTAGTACTTATAGACATTTTATAGATATCGAGCCAAACCGCTCAGTAAGACCCGGATTTAACGCTAATGATTATTATGCATTTCGTCCCGGCGAAGCAGTTCCTAATCAGCAGCGTAAGATTATTAAAATGTGCATGGACGCATATGATAAAGTTGGAATCATTCGTAACATTATTGATTTGATGGGTGATTTTGGCAGTCAAGGTATTAACATCGTACACCGCGATAAAAGCGTTGAAAAGTTCTATCAACAATGGTTTAGAAATGTAAACGGTAAGGAAAGATCTGAAAGGTTCCTAAACAATCTGTATAAAGCTGGAAACGTAATTATTTATCGTAGCTATGCTAAAGTTACTCCTCAACTTAATAACTACATGAAAGCTTTGTCTTCAGACATTAAAGTAGAAGTGCCTAACTTAACTAAGAACGAAATACCGTGGCGTTATAATTTCTTTAACCCCTTGACTGTCAAAAATCAAGACGGAAACTTGTCTTTATTCATGGGATATAAAAACCATTCAATAACTACTAACTCTTTCTTTGATAAATTTAAGGCTGGAGACATACCAAACCACGTTTTGGAAACGCTACCACCAAATGTCAAACAAAGTCTAATTCGTGGAGAAAAGGAAATACCTTTAGATCCAGAACGACTTAGCATGTTTTATTATAAAAAAGATGATTGGCGACAATGGGCTAATCCAATGATATACGCTATTCTTGATGATATTATTATGCTTGAAAAAATGAGACTAGCAGATCTTTCTGCCCTTGACGGAGCCATTTCTAATATTAGATTATGGACTTTAGGTAGTCTTGATCATAAGATTCTTCCCAATAAAGCCGCTATAAATAAGTTGCGTGATATTCTAGCTAGTAATGTGGGTGGCGGTACAATGGAATTGGTTTGGGGTCCAGAGCTTTCATTCCAAGAATCTAGCACAGATGTTCATAAGTTTTTAGGATCAGAAAAATATACTTCTGTTCTTAACGCTATTTACGCTGGTCTTGGAGTTCCTCCTACGCTTACTGGGATGGCTGGAAATGGCGGTGGATTTACTAACAACTTTATATCATTAAAAACATTAGTAGAAAGACTACAATATGGTAGAGATAGATTAGTCAAATTCTGGGAAAAGGAACTGGAGATTGTACGAAAGGCTATGGGCTTTAGGTATAAAGCTCACATACAGTTTGATCAAATGACCCTATCTGACGAAGCCTCTGAAAAGAACCTTCTCATTCAACTCGCTGATAGGGATATTATCAGTCATGAAACTCTTCTTGAGAGATTTAAAGAGATTCCTCAAATTGAAAATATTAGGATCAAACGCGAACTTGACAAGAGAGATAGTGCTGGACCTCCCAAGGCAAGCCCTTATCACAATCCTAACCATGATCAAGACATAGAGAAAATGGATAAACAGGGGCAGATTAATTTAAAACAAGAAAAAGAAAAACAAAAATCTGTTAAACGTAATACCAATACAGACATTAAAGATAATGGTAGACCACCAAATAGTCTGGATAATGGACCAAGAAAGAAACGTGTTGAAAAACCAAGATCAAAGCCATCAGTCGCAGAATGCTTTGTGTATGCGGAAGAGTCTTGGTCTAAAATATCAGAAGTTATTACAAAAGCTTTTCTTGAAGTTAATCAAAAGAAGAACATGAGACAGCTAACCAAGGCTCAGTTTGCTGATTTAGAAAAATTAAAACTAGATATATTTACTAATTTTGAAATTGGTGATGATGTTTCTGAAGCTACTATTTATGAGTCGTTAAAAAACAATGTTAAAGCTCCTCAAAAGTTAACAAAAGATCTTGAAAACAAAAATGTAAACATTGAAAGTATGAATATAGATACGTACAGAAAATATGTAATTGGCTCATATATTGACCACAAAATGCACGATTAATGATATTTTTGTTATTTTGTGTATAATGTTGTTGAGGAGTAATAATGAAAATATATCCACAAGAAATATCTGATGGCGTAGCTGATCTCGTGCAGTCTAGTGCGAGTTTAGCGTACTGCGCGCCTGCAATCCTATGTACAGGTGGTGATGCAGAAACTATTGCTTTTGCTGAAAAAGTAAAAGCGGAAAGCGCTAACCCCAAACAACTTGATTTATATTATATAAAGTCAATTTTGGTATCTACGGGTTGGAATAAGAACGACGATGTTTTTACTCCAGAAGCTACATTTGCAGCTAGAAATACACCAGAGGATAAACAATTCAATTTTATGCATAACGAAAATGACATTATTGGTCATATAACTGGTAGTTATGTAGTAGACAAAGAAGGTAATAAGGTAGAAGCTGAAGAAGCTCCCAAAGACTTTGATATTATCTCAGAAGCAGTTCTCTACAATAGCTGGACAGATCCAGAAAATAGAGAAAGAATGAAACAAATTATAGCCGAGATAGAAGATGGCAAATGGTTCGTTTCTATGGAATGCTTGTTTGCTGGTTTTGATTATGCTCTTACGGATGAGTATGGAAAAGCTAGCATCTTGCATAGAAATGAGGGTTCCGCATTTTTAACAAAACATTTAAGAGCGTATGGTGGCACAGGTGAGTACGAAGGCAGGAAGATTGGTCGCTCTTTACAAAACATTTCTTTTTCAGGAAAAGGTTTGGTTTCCAAGCCTGCTAATCCTAGAAGTGTAATTTTGGATGCTAGCAGGGCTAGTTCAAACAGTGTTAACGAAGATTTATTAACTTTAGGAGGCTCAGATATGAGTGATACTAATGTGTTAGAAAAGCAGCTTGCTGAAGTTCGTAGTGAGCTAGCATCTGCTAAAGAAGAGTGCGTTACTCTTCAAGCTTCGCTGGACGAAGCAACTTCAAAAGAACATACCGAAGCGGTCGCAAAGCTTGAAAGTGACATTGTTGCACAAGCTGAAGCAATTAAGACTCTTGAAGAGTCTGTCACGGCTAAGGATGCTGCAATTACTGAACTTCAAGAAAGTCTTGAAGCTAAGAATAACGAGTTCATCGAAAAGATGAAAGAAATGAAGAAAATGAAGGACGAGAAAAAAGCCGAATCTCGTAAGGCTTCATTGGTTGAAGCTGGTTTTGAAGCTGATGAAGCTGAAGAATCACTTGTAGCTTATGACGCTCTTGACGACGACTCTTTCGACACTCTTGTAGCTTTAATGAAAAAGAAGTATGGCAAGATGGAAAAGAAAGAAGACGAAGAAGCAAAGATGGAAAAACCAAAAGCTGAAGAAGCAGAAGAAGTAGAAGCTGAAGAAGCTGAAGCAGAAGTCGCTGCTGAAGAAGCTCTAGAAGAAGTAGAAACAACTGAAGCTACTTTAGTTGATGCTTCTGATGAAAATCAAGAACTAGAAGCCACAAGAGCGAGTGTCGCTGAATGGCTCGAAAACAACGTACTTAGCAAATAATTTTAAAGGAGAAAATAATTATGGCTTTAAAATCAGATAGATATGAACTTCAGACTGATATCAGCTTTTTCTACAACGCTGGCACAGCCACTCGCGGATGTGTTGTCGTTCATGATACAGCTGGATCAGGCGCTGCAATGGATCAGGGTGTAAACCTTGTGAAGAAGCATACGGCTGGCGTTCCAGTTGGTGTCCTTCTTAACGACGTAGTTAATAAGGATCTCACCCGTACTCATCTTAATCAACATAAGGATGAAGTACAAAAGGGTGGTAAAGTAACTGTCCTTCGTAAAGGTTACGTTGTAACTGACGCGATTGACACAACACAAACTCCCGTTGCCGGTTCTGGCGCATACGCAAGTACTGGTACTGCTGGTAACTTCGGCATGGTGGGAACTTATCAAGTCGGTCGTTTCCTGTCCGCTAAGGACGAGGATGGTTACGCAAAAGTCGAAGTTAACCTTCCCTGAACATAACACATAAAGGAGAATTATAATATGCCTATTAATGAAAGACCTAGTGATGAATTCATTAGTCTCCTGCGTCAGTCAGGGGATGGTGATGTAAATGTAGCGCAAGCTGCCCAGCGAGAGTTCGCTAAAGCGCTTGAGCTTCCACTTCGTAAGGGTGTCCTTGTCGGCAACATCCTTGGTGATATTTTTGAAACCATCAACGTAGAAGCTGGTTCAACAACTGAGTTTCCTCTTGATCTTATCAGCCCCGGACTTGAAGGTGAGCATGTAGCTTACACCAATCCCGGTCATGGTAGAATTCCAGAGCGTTCGGTTGAAGGTGACTACGTAATGATTCCAACGTACAGCATTGCATCTTCGGTTGATTACCTCCTCCGATATGCTCGTGAAGCTCGTTGGGACATTGTTGGTCGCGCCATGCAAGTCATGGAAGCTGGTTTCACTAAGAAGATGAACGACGATGGATGGCACACGATCCTCGCTGCTGGCGTTGACCGTAACATTCTCGTGTTCGACGGTGACGCAACCGCTGGATTGTTCAGCAAGAGACTTGTTTCTCTCATGCAAACAGTTATGCGTAGGAACTCTGGTGGTAACAGTGCTTCAACTGGTCGTGGTCGTCTTACTGACATCTACGTTTCACCAGAAGCCCTTGAGGATGTTCGCAATTGGGGTCTCGATCAGGTTGACGAGGTAACTCGTCGTGAGATTTACACTGCTCCAGAAGGTGGCGCTCCCATCACACGGATCTTTGGTGTTAATCTTCATGATCTTGATGAGCTTGGAGAAGGTCAGGAATACCAGACTTTCTTCACTGGCGAACTTACTGGTGCTGTTCAGACTAGTGACCTTGAGCTAGTCGTTGGTCTTGATCAGTCCGCTAGTGATAGCTTCGTAATGCCCGTTAAAGAGCAGTTGCAAGTCTTTGAAGATCCTACTCTTCATCGTCAGCAACGAGCTGGATATTACGGCTTTGCAGAGCTTGGCTTTGGCGTGTTGGACAACCGTAGAGTGATCCTTGGATCATTCTAATCTGTACCAATAGCACAGAACGAAAAGCCGCCCTCATTTGCTTGGGGGTGGCTTTTTTCGTGTATATAACAGTAGAATGACCCCCTCGTAGGACTCTATACAGGAGAAGATTATGGCTGCTTTATCTGATTATCTTGAATCAGGCATATTGAAACATTTATTTTTTGGAGAAACATTTACAAGCCCATCGAACATTTCCGTTGGACTAACAAGTACTGTACCAATAGATACTGACAGTGGAGAAACAATTGAAGAACTTCCTTCTGGAGCTTTTAAGGGAGCTTCTTTTGTTGACACTGGATATAGAAGAATAAATCTTGGCAGTAGCACTGATGGTAATAATGTGTGGAATCAAATTGGAACTGACACAACAACAGCTTTTCAAGTTAATTCTTTTGAATCTGGAGTTGGTTTACCACCTAATAGCGGATACTTCTATCCTCTGTATTTAGATTCTGCTAAAGCAATATCTGAATCAACTGAGGCCGTTCAATCTGCAACTGAATATACATTTTCAGAAACTCATCCTGATGTATCTTTTTACGGCCCAAATGGAGTTGTTGTTTCTGGAGACTATAGCTCGACAGATCCGGGTTATATTGAATACGATGGAAATGGATTTATTAAAAATAAAAATCAACTAGCTTTTCCAACAGCTAATGTTAATTGGGGTTTTATTTCGGGAATTGTTATTACGGACAGCGAGTTTGTTGGTTCTGGAAATGTACTAATGTACTCAGAATTACAAAATCCTAGAAACATCTTTACAGGAGATAGTATTAAATTTGATACAAATTCTTTAGAAATTAGCTTAAAATAACCTGAGAGAACCACCCAATGACTATTGTTTCTAAAAATCAGTTAGTTAATAGTATAAATGCGGATATCAGTAATAATTCTAATCAAGAAATTTCTCCAGAAGATATTCGTCATAATCTAATAGATCTAGTTGATTCTGTTCATTTGTTGCTCGATAGTACAAAAGATATTACTATTGAAAAATTAACTTCTTCAAATTTTTATACGCCGTCTAATAGAAGTACTATAGTTGGCGAAGAAGCAATAAGTAAACTACATTTAGACAGCTATGTTACTAACGATAATACGGCTGTTGGATATGCTTCTCTTAAAAATAACTATCAAGGCAGTGGTAATACTTCTGTAGGAACTTTTGCCCTTAGTTGTAATATATTTGGTGATAATAATTCTGCATTTGGTGTCAACAGTCTCAGTGCAAATACTAACGGCTTTGCAAATGTTGGCGTTGGCAATTATGCTTTAACAAGAAACAAAACTGGTGATTTTAATATAGCGATTGGTCATGGCGCTGGTTATTATTCAAAAGATGAAAACTATAAATTATTTATTGCTAATCATCCAGCTAACGAAGAATATGTTTGCGATAATCCTCTTGGATCTGGTTTGACTCCTTTAATATACGGTAATCTTTTAAATGAAGATCTCGTGCTTGGAGTTGGAACTAGAACTTTATATAGCCACTCTATTGGCGTTATTCAATCTAGCGGAGCTATTTCTCCAACTTTAGATAATACTTTTGATATTGGTCATAAAGATTATAAATGGCAAAATGTACATACTCAAAATATTGTTCTGGCTAGTGGAGCTATTATAACTAATCATACCTCTCATGATGTTATCAATGTTTCTGGAAATATTTCTCCTTTTGACAATAGAAAGTTTCATCTAGGTTCTTCTAACGCATATTTTGCTAGCGGCTATATTAGCCATCTGTTTACTGATGTTACTAATACAATATCAGATAATCATTACGAAGGTAAAGTTTTGTACGTAGCTTCTAGTGGAGATCCACCAGACGCTTATTTAACACCAGAACAACTTTCAGGTGGTGGTATAGTTGTTCGCGGCAGTGGTGAGGGTACTGACCAAAGTGTTGATTATGCATTTTTGTTTAGACCTAGCGGCGAGTCTTCAGTTCCTTTTTATTCTTTTGAAGATTACAATCATCTTTCTAGGTCTTTTTGGGAAAGCAATATTAGCTTGCACATTTCTTCTGGCAGTCATGTTCACACGCCAAGACTTTTAAATAGTGGCGAGCTTGACCTTGTAGTATATTCCCCTGATCAGCCAGAGTTTGGAATGTATTTAAATAGTGGAGCTTTATATGTTACGTCTGATAGTGGTGGAATATTTGGAATAAATCCGGGTTCCAGCAGTGGCTTGCTAGCTGGAATGGGTAGCGTTAACATGCTGTCGCCTTCTGGAATAAACGATAATTATTTTCTAACCGTTGGATCACTAGAAAGTGGAGTTACTGTTGGTCAAAGATTTATTACTGGAGCTAAACAAAGAGAAAAAGATGATGATGGTCTTGATAAGTTAAATGGATTTACACATAAGTATATAGATGCTTCTAATACAATATACTCTGGCCCTAAAGTTGATAGATTTGTAATTTCATCTCATGACAATTCTTCTTATGGTTTTAATAATCTAATACTTATGAAGAATCATAGTAATGGTGGAATTTTAGGAGTAAATAATTTCAGCGAAGGTGGTGACGCTGTAATACCACAGACATCTTTTAATGTTAGAACAAACCATAATGCTGCTGTTAGAATTACCGCTGAAAATGCTGGTCAAGTATCTTCAGCTCTACAGTTATTAACAAACCTTAATTGTTTGTCTAGTGGTTTTGAGATTAAATATAACGGTGGAGCTAGTGGTGTTGCAGAGTTTAACATGTATGATGCTTCTGGCTTAATAACCGCTGCAAAGATTACTAAAGATGGTAATTTTGGTATATTGTCTAGCGGCTCTCTTAATCGTCATCTAACTGTCGGTGATGATGGCTCGCCCAACGCCGTAATAGCTATTCATATTGTAAGTGGATTGCATCCATCTTTTAGCGCAATACCAAATCATAGTCAGATATACTCCAAAGAAATGCCTAGTGGAACTCCTACAAATATTGGTCAGACTTTAAGAACGTTTACAATGGATGGCGATGGCAATGAATTAAACATGACCAGAAATGTTTTTCTTCATGGTGATGGTTTAGTTTATCAAGACGGTAGATTTAATACTTTTGCTGGCTTATCATCTACTTTAGATAGACAGCATTTAAATACTGCTTTTCATAATACAGGTTATGGTAATGGAGCTTTAGCATTAAATACTTCTGGTAACTATAACACTGCACTTGGTTCTCTTGCTCTTAGTGGCGTTGTTGAAAGTAATTATAATATTGCAATTGGCTATGGCGCTGGCGCATCTTCTAGTGGTAACTATAATCTTTTAATAGGGAACTCATTAAACGCTGTTGATGGTGAAAGTTATAAATTTAAACTTGGGGCTAATAGTAGCAACGTATTGATGAGTGGTTGTACTGGACCACTAAGTTCAGATAGAGTTTTATTCTTACCAAATGGAAAATTATCTGTACAAGAAGATAACAACAAAAGCTTATATCTATCTAATAACTTAATTAAAGTAATTAATCACAGTTCTGCAACTCAGTTACCTCCAGATTCCCTTAGTTTAGATTTTTCTCATTCTGTTAGTGGAGCAAGATTAGTTGAGTTTAATCATGCCGCACTTCCTATGAGCGGGTTCAAAGGCTTTGGCGTTTCCAACCCAAACTATACTGAACCTAATATGGAGAGACCTTATGTTGGAGTTTCTGGCGATATTAAGCTATTGGGAGCAATCAGATTTAGTAACGGCGATTCTTTAGAAAGCACAGAAGATATCACTAATCTTTCTGAAAGTGGCGCTTTTGTTAGTGGAGTTGTATTTTCTACGCTTCCAAAATTTAGAGAAGGTTTTATGATAGATAATGTTGGGACAGCTCCTTTGTTTACTAGTCCAACTAGTGGTTTCATGACAGTGTATGATCAAAATGGATCAACATCAGAAGGGGTATTTATTACTAATAGAGATAAACACTCTAGTCTTACAAGTGGTGATTATATAGTGGCGATTAACATTAACAACGAGTTTAGACCATTATGGATTAATAACGAAGATTTAGCTTGTAACACATGCTGTAAATAATAATATGGGGTTCATAGGATGGCAAGAGGAAGAAGAACCAGATGCGATAAGCCTAGCAGCCCATTCGTAGATTATATTCCAGATGGTGTAGGAACCTCTACAACTACTTCTACTACGCAAACACCATTTATCTTTATACCAGAAAGTGGAGTTACTTGTCCCGTTTCTACAACTGAGTCGCAAACCGTTCTTGTTCCTTCTGTTAGCTTGCCCATATTGGGGGGCATCGGTGGTTTTTCGACAAACACAAGCACAGTCGAAGCAAGAGAAATTGAAGTTTTAAAATGTCTTTGCGGATCTATGTTTTTCCCAAAAGGTTCTGAAAGCTCTCTTATAGTTAATAGTACCCACGCTCTTGACCTACAGCATACTGAGGACGTACTAGTTGCTAGCGAACAAGAATTTAATACTAAATCAAGTGTGTTAACTAGTGGTAGCGATGTTTTTCTTAGCGCTCTTACTGTTAAATTTGCAGATAAATATCTTACAAATAAAATTACTGTAGATGGTGCAATTAAAATTATAATAAAAACAGAAGAAGGTAAAGTAGTAGCTACTAAGTATATAAATGATTATACAGAGAAAACAATTTTAGATAATGGTGTTATACAGTTCTCTTCTAGTAATATACATAAAAAAGTCAAACTTAATAATAAGTTTTTAAGATTAGAAGTAAAGAGTATATGCGATAGAACCTCTGTTCCTGCATGTGATTTTCTTCCCACTGTTTTTTCTGTTGAGCCTATTTGTGATAATATATGTTCTGAGATTGTAGAAGAGTATATGAGATGTTTACCAGTTGGCGATACATTTATACCGTGTGAAGATAGAACCACAACAACCACCACAGCCACTCCAACAACAACAACAACTGAGCCACCCGATCCACCCACTACCACAACGACCACCACAACCACAACGACCACCACCACCACCACCACTACCACTACGACAACCACAACCTCAACCACTTGTCCACCTTTCGTTCCACCCGTTATGGATTGCGATACCACTTGCGGTTATGCTGGAAATCATGACGTAAGAACTATTTACAACGATGATGGTTGCCCAATAGGATCAGAGTGCGTATGTGAGGTAACTACGACTACCACAACAACTCTGTGTCCAGATATTCAAAGTGCTGGGCCACCTGTTACTATTAGATTTGGAACATACACTATTCCCGATGAATTAGAAGTATTTGATGTGTGCCAATCTCCCGAAGTGTCGCTTTTGAACACTGGAAAAATTAGCACTGGAACGGCAGCTAGCCCCGGAACTGGTTATCCCAGCGGTTGGTTTGAAACCACACTTAACAACTGTCCAGAATGTCTTAAATTCTGTGTAACAGCTGATCTTTCTGGAACACTGTGGTGGATTGAAGTTGATGACAGCAATGGTGGTACAGTGCTTAGTTTAGCTGGTGGTCAGAATAGTAGTGATGGCGTTTGCTATGGACAAACTTGTAGCATACCCGCATTTAGTTTTTCCGACACAGAGACATATGGACAGTTTGGAGGAAATGCAGCTAGTTACACCACTAGCTTAAGCCTTAGCAGTACTATTACAAGACCTTTTGGGACTGCTACTGATAGTCTTTTTACATATAAATCCGCTGCTCACGAAAATGAGGTAGCAGGCTTTGGGCCAACTTGTGCTTTGATGGTAGAAACCGCTAGTGATGATAATTACGACACTGATGAGTACGGAGCAAAAAATGCGGGTGCAGCAGTGTTTATTATTTGCAGTGGTGGCAGATATTGGGACTTTTCATCTCATGTTAACTATAATGATTTTACGGTTAATTATGAAGTACTTGATGAAGATACTGGTGAGTTTAGTTTTAATAGTGAAACTTATAACTACAAAAGCTGGACTGCTTGTATTGAATATGATGTCAATGGCGCATCAACTTATCCAAACTGTGTTGGAAAAACTCAAACACTATATTACAATACTCCAAAGCCAGCTTTCCCTACACCAAATAATTAGGATTTAAAATGTTAGAAGTCGCAAAAATAAAAATATCTAATAATCTACAAGGCGTTTTTAATTTAACGCTTGAGGGGGAATACGCTTCTTACTTTCAAGTTCAAGGCACTACTTTGTTTATGATAAAACCCATAGAAGACATTGGTACGTATGCTGTTACTGTTGTGGTAGAAGATCCTTTGGGTAGGTTTGAAACGCTAAGAGCAGATTATGTTTTTAATATAGGATGTTGTCCAATTGTTACTCGCACAACAACAACAACTCCTGCTCCATCATCTGCACCAACCGCGCCTGCACCTTTACCAACTGAAGATGCTCCCGAGGATCTTTCAACAGCTAGAATACTTGGCATTATGGAAGGATTACCAGATATTAAGAGATATGCAATGAGGAGTGACACGAACCGATATTCACAGTACTACGAAAGTTCTAATTATAAAACTCTTAGTTTAAATATATTTACTCGTGTTAAAAATTATGATTCTATTTTTACGTATCCAGACGGAACTACATTCATACGTGAAGGTACAATTAATAATTATGTTAGTCCAGACGGGATTATGCATCAAATTAGTTCGTCACTTTACCCACTCGATATTGCTCGCCCCACCAATATACAATTTGACCCAAATATAAAATTTGATTATCCCGGTTTGTTTGACGGAATGCAATTTAACATTGGCGATAGAGAATTTTTATATGTTATTGATGAAGATGGGTTTAGCGGTCCTGAAGATCTAACCTCACTTCAAACTTACCGTTTTATAATTCACGATTTTGTAAAAACAATTCTTTCTTCTGGATATACAGGGCCATTTGATGTAAATACAACGGGAAGGTCTCGACCAGAGTTATTTCAAAGGATGTTTAATGAGAATACTTCAACCAACATCGCTAGACTTCGTTCTTTTTATCATCTGGTTTATAATCAATACAGAAATACTTCAAGTAGTCGTGCTTTAGATGGTTTACTTTCTAGAGTCTTCTACCATCCTGATGACAGGGAAGAAGAACGTTGGGACAGGTGGATGTTCAATAGTAATTATCCTAGCCAAAGAAATTGGTACAATAGAACTTCAGACATAAATAGAATTATTGAGTATTATGGAAATATATTCGGGCTAGAATATCTTTATTTAGACAGTAAATATAGAGATTCGTACCTGTATCCCGATGAGACTCGTTATGAAATTCAGAATTTTAGTACAGGATTCAGTATAGAGTATTATAAAGAAAAATTCCACATCGTCGCTGTTCTTTACGAGATACCTGAATCTCTTTACGATAGAGAAACAAGATCTCGAATATACAGTATTTTTCCACAATTAATTGTACATTCGCAACAGTATAATCCAACTACAGGCACTACTAAAACAGTCAATCCCAATGCTAATTTTTCTGGTAGAGGAGTTGATGCTCAGGCATTTAGACCTTTAGTTAATGATGTTAGAATTAGAGCTGCGGGTAGTCCGTGGAACGAGCTTGTTTCTCCCGGTAATATAGCCCTAATTGCTTATTTTAGAATAGATGATGATCTTGTAAAAAATGAGAAAAATGTCAACTTTTTTCCCAACACTGTTGGTCCAGTTAGAGATAGGCCGCAGGAAGAGCAGAATCTAGTTTTAGAAGCTCGATTATTTAATGGTAGTAGAAATGATGCTATCAGGTTTCTTAATGATGGTGTGCTTGATCGTCGTTTTGCTGAAAGTTTTGTTTATTCAGAATTATGTGGCGCTACGGGGTATAATAGTGTAGATAGTGTAACAGCACCAACGCCTACCACCACTGATCCTCCTGTAGCAGAAGATCCAGAAGTTCCAGAAGAAGAGATCGAAGTATTTAAAATGGGAAATCTTAATATAGAGAATTAATATGGCCTATAATTTTACAGATAAATATCCAGACATTGCGGACGTTGATCTAATATTGTCTCATCAATTGGTTGAGCAAATTTTCCGTTTGCACAGTACTCAATTTGAGGGGTCTCGCGCTGTTATTGTAGATGATGAAGTAGAATTTGAAATGGTTAATACCATACCAGATTCCTTAAGAGCAATAAGCAACAGTAGGATACTGGTTAGATATGTTTGGACTCCAGACGAAACCACCTCTGAAAGATTTACATATGATTTAGCAGAAATGGAATTGCCACCTATTGTGCCACATTCTTTTTCCTCATTTGCTATGAATCCAGAAAATGAGTATAAATTTAGTACTCCTTTAGTTGCTACAGCTATAGATGGATCTAGTCAATATTTAAGACATGGCTATGGATATTATAGATTTGAGTTTGCGTTTCTTGGCGGTACAAGTGTTGGCTCTTCTAGTCCAGCTCGTGGAGATCTAAGTGATTACATTAGTACAGATTTCTTTAAAGTAGAAGATGGTTTTGAAAAATCTAATTTTCAATTAGAACAAGCGGAATATCCATATCCAACTACGACCACAACAACCTTATCTCCTATAGTATCATATCCTGCTCCTGTAATTTTAAATGTAGGAACTTTAGAGTTTACTCAATTCAATGTTTTGCATTCCAAGTTACTTGACGGTACAGAGGATTATAAAGGTGCAGATATAATTAAGGGGAAATCTGAAGCTGGAGTAGTAAGTGAATATTATTACGATAATGATATAAAGTCTGAAAAAGTAATAGGAATTTTAACACCTCAAGAAAATGAATGTGATTTTTTAAGAAACCCTAATTCAGACGATAACTCTACTTATCTCAGATCGGCTCAAGACTTTACTTCCACTGAATTTTATTTACACGCAAAGATACCTGATTTTTCAAGAGTACTAAGTAAGATAAAAGAACAAAGTTTTCCAAATGCAAATATTTATGTAGATGTTGAAGCCAATACTCATGAAGACGCTACATTTAGAAAAATAGAAACTTATACAATTAATATAAACAACGCTCCTAATGTTGAAGAAAAATTTTTCACACTTAGATTAGATCATATCATTAATCACGAAAGTTTAATTTTTAATGAAGTTTCTTTTAGGTTATTATTGCGAGATGAAGAAAGCTTTTTAGTAGATTCATTTTATTCTAATGATTTTTCTTCTAATAAGTTATGCAATGCAGGGTTTTTCGGAGAAGTTACCACGACAACGACAACCTCTACGACAACTACTACGACTACCACAGCAGCACCAACGCCTATTGATAGCGTCACATTTTCACAAGCTGGTAACGACTTAATACCTTATTTGCCAGTTGGTTCTGAACCTAATATTGGTAAGTTTGGATTTGCTGTTTCTATTAACAGTGTAGGAAATATCGTAGCAGTTTCTAATCCATACCATAATGGATTTAATCAAGGTGATGAGAAGCATGGTTCAGTACATGTATATATGTGGAATGGTTTCGATTGGTATCCATTTGGAGAGTTTTTCGGCAATCAAAGCACTACTTTTGGTAAGTCTATTACTTTGAGCGCCGATGGATTTTTGCTAGCTATTAGTGATGAAAATTATGTACGCATATATAGGTATGATACAGAAATTAATACTTGGGTTGTTTTAAATTCAATAGAAGTTGAAGAACAAGGTGGAAACAAACATGTTGATGTTTTACATGTTGAGTTTGATGTTTCCGAAGGCAGTACATTAGCTGTTTCTTACTCAGTCGAAGACTCTTCTACTTATCCTAGACAGTCTGTTTCTAAATTATCTATATATAGAGATAATGGTGAAGGGTACAGTAAACTAATAGATAATTTTACAAATGAGTTATCTACTTCAATTTCTGACATAAACAACATATTTGTATGTAGTAATTCTATTAATCAAATTGATACAAACTTAGAAAATAATTTTAGACAACTAGGTAATACATTTAACTTTAAAGCTTACGATACGGCATCAGATATTGATGGCAATATAGTTGCTTTTCTTTTACCACAAAATCAAGCCGTTGACGGCTGGCCTTTTCCACATGGCGGTCTTTTAGCAATTAAAGCTTTTAGAAGAATAAATGTTAGATATGAACAGCTAGGTTCTGATATTCTAATAGATACTACTGATAATTATTTAAGAAATAATCCTAATCTTGAACTTGTAGGAGCTAGAGGCAAGATACAATCTAGTGATTTGATTAAGATTAGTGAAGAGGGTTTATTTTTAATTGTTAGAACTTTACATAGTACTGATCAAACACAAGCTGGAAAATTTGGTTCAATTAGCGTATACCAATACGATGAAGGAATAAGAGATTGGGTGGTATCAAAAAATGTAATAAGATTAGATGATTCTGAAGATTATACAGGTTTAAATTTTGGTCAAAGTTTTGACATGACTAACAGCGCCAATGTTATTGTTGCTGGTAGTAATAATACAGTTGATGGACAGCAAGGTATTTGCAGGGTTTACACAAAGAATGGGTTTAGGATACCAGTAGTATTTAATGTTCCGGGTATTTTTCCTGAGCATATGCCTACCACTACAACGACAACTACGCCTGTGCCAACAACTACCACAACTACCACAACTACTACTACCACTACTACAACTACAACTGTAGCACCTGTTAGGACAATTACATTTTTACCTGCAAGATCTATAAAAACAGTTAACACTCTTATCAGTGGTGCTGATGTTACAGGTGGGATAGTACCGGCGTATGCGCCATTTAGTAGAGTAATTCCACAGCACTTTCTCGATAAGGTTAGAGAAGGGAATGTAACTCCAAGGATTTATTCTACTCACGGACAGCATTATTATTACCAAGACGACGTTAATCTCCATGTAGTAACTCATGGTGCCACTCGGTATGTGGCGGGTATGCCACACGGTTATAAATGGATTGATGATCCAACTAAGGATTATATTTATGGACGATTTGACGGACATTTAAATAACAAATATCATTGGTATGGTGTTGGTCAACGCGATCAAAGCATAAAAGGTAATGCTGGTTACAGAGGGGTGAAGACAAGAAATTTTGATTTTTATAGTCAAGAACGAGAAGCTTTTTTCTTTCATCGTGAAAACGATGTAACATATATGGGTTTAGCTTATCCTGAAGCTCTGAAACCTGATGGCAGTCCTAATACTGTTATGACGCAACCACAAGGGGCGTATGGTGGTAGATACGGTCTCGGACAGAGTGGTTTCTACGGAGCAGGACAAGGATCAGAGTACTGGCAAACGAGGGTCGAAACATTAGATTTTAATGGACGATTAGTAGACATTTTTTGTGGATACTCATTAGAATTTACTCTTGATCCGAATCAACTTGGTGTGTTTATTTTTATCTGGAGGACTGGCACTGACAGCAATGGCGTAACTAGCGTTATGCATGGCAATATAGCTGATGGTTTTTGGGTGTTTAGCTATAAAGCCACAGAAGCTCAAAGAAATGCACTTAGAAATACAATACCAGAAAATTTTCCTACGACATCTTTTGGAGATTATTTTGCTACATTTGACTATGAACCAACTACAACCCCTCCACCAGTATTGGAAATACCAACCCAAGCTATAACAACAACAACCGCACCGGCAGTACCGATAGAGGAAGAATGTAATCTACTTTCATACAAGACTCCTACGGATTTAATCGAACAAGACAGCTCATCAGAAACTTATAATGAAATTGTTAGCGTTAGAGGTTTGAGTTCTGGTGCATACAGAGTGTTTGAGATAGGCGCTGATAATCAATTTAAAAGTGATTTTAATAGAAATTCCGGTGGAACCGATGAGAGTCATTATCGTTTTCGACAAATATCATCCAGTTTTCAGTTAAATGCTCCTATTGTGGGGTACTCATCTTCTCCCAGATTTAAACTGACGGGATTTGCCATTGATTCAAAGTACAAGACTTACTTTAACGAAGTATACGAACGCAAATGGGATGCAGATACGGGTAGGGGTCTTGCTCGCAATGAATCTGGCTACCCCCAACCAGCAAAGGTGCATTATTGGACTGATAAGAATGGGGTGAGACAATCAAGAAAAGGTAATGATATAGAATTTTTAGAAGGCGAGCTTGTTGAATATAGAAATGAATCCAAGATATCACCGTTGTATACTTCCTCATTCTCGCGTAAGTCGTTGTCAACCGCCGGATGGAACTCTGTACCTTACGGCACATATAGAATTTTACAAACAAATATACTTGCTTATGGGGCGCATAAGCTACTACGAAACGTTCACGATAACGGGGGCGGGTATATTAGCGCTCAACAGGGCAACAGAACCATTCCTAGAACAGCTGATGGCTTTGCAAGAACAGATGGAGAATATTTCTTCTTGTTCACATTCTGTAATTCAGATGAAGTTCCAGAAGGATATCACGGCGATTGGCCTCGTGACCTGTCAAATTTACCAACAATTACTACTACTACAACTACGAGAGCGCCCACGCCTATTGATCCCGCTGCGCCAGTTTCAGAATATACTGCAATTAATGGTATTGAACCGTTTGACCGTTTTAGGGCAGACAGTTTGATAACACAAGATTATAAAGGTATTAATCGTAATACAAGAGAATCAGATATTATTAGTACTGACGGTAACGGTATACACTATGAATTTAATAATATAGCAATGAGCAATGACGGTGAGTTTATAGCTTTTACACACGGTTTTGATAATCATGGTAGTTTTCAAAATTCACAAAGTTCTTTCACTACAAACATTTCTGTGTTAAAGAGAGGTAAGTATTTTGATCTTGAAACAAAGACTTATAATAGTATTCCAAGAGATAATAATGGAAACCTTATACCTAAGACATCTGAACTTCAATATGGATATTATCAAAATATTGTCTTGGAGGGAGCTGACAAAGATTTTGCAAATTTGCAAATCGAAAATGACCATCCTTATGTAAAACTTACTTTTAATGATAATAATAATGATGCTAGGTTATATGAATTGGCAAATGATGATTTTATAACCCTTGCTGATGGCTCCCAATATTTTGTGCCTACTTTCAAAAGAAAAGAACCAGATAATTATATTTTACACTATAGTGTTAATGGTGCTGCCTCTCCAATAAACATCCCCAGAAATCAGGCCCACGTTTTCCAAAGGAATGGATCTTTACAATTAACTAACCATTACCAAGGTGGCATGTCTAGAAAATCTATGCTTGTTCGTCAGGGTCTTGCTCCAATAGACGTTGCTGGTAAGACAGAGCCAAATGATTTGATAAAACTACATATTCTTGACATTACCAGCGATAAACTTTCTGTTTATGGTCCGTATGGTATGCTCTTCCCAGTTTATTCCATAAATCACCCCTTAATCCGCTTGGCGGCTGGTAAACTAAGTGTTGGTGTGGGTAATTTCGGGTACATTCCTTACTTACCTTCAACGTCACTTTATCCTACTCACTTTGGCGCTCATGACCGTACTTACTCAGGAGAAGTCTCCGCAATAAGTGCTAATGGAAAAGTTATTGCTATATCTCATGATAATTACAAAGCTTTCACAAAAGATTATCTTAAATCTGACATTCGAGGAAAAAGGGTAGTAGTATACGAGTGGGGGATAGACGCACAAAAACCTTTGGCGAAACCTTCAGATGGTCGGGATGATATGTCTGGTAATCTTCAGCCACGATGGTTACTAATAACTCATCAAATACAACTTAGACATCCAGACATGGATAGTGGTGAAATTTCTCCTTACCTTGATGAAGCATTCACTGTCTCTAGGCCGTATACAGTTCGTGTGATTGCATCAAAACTTAGCCATGACGGTAAGAGACTAGTCATCGCCTATTCAGCCACTACAGAAGTTGACGGAGAAGAGAGGACAGCACAGACTATTAGGGTATACGACCGTGTAGTGCATTGGGTTGGTGATCCAGTTACGGGTTTTGATAACTACAAAAGCAGAAGCGATGTTGCTGATGATGAAGTTCCAATAGAAATGGCAGGCTGGGCGCAAAACGTAAATTACATAAGCAATGACGAAAAACTAGGCGGTGGACTAGACATTAAAGGCAAAGGAAATATAATTGATGTAGAAATAAGCAAAGATGGCAGTGTAATAGCCATGTGCTTTGGTGCTAATTCTCAGTCCCCGACGACAACCGACAAAGGAAGTGTTAGGGTTATAAAGTTACAACAAACATATTCTCTACCCACTGAATTGCCAACTAGTTATCTTGACGAAAGAGCGGTCGATATACTACAACTTCCAAAGCAAAATAAATGGGTAACAACATTTGAGCAATTTGGAGTAAATATTTTCCCTCGCCTGCGTAATCAATCTGGACAGATAATAAGCGATGGGGCTGAAGAAAGATTCGGAATGTCCATCTCTATGAGTGCAAATGGGTCTTTGCTAGCAGTGGGCGCTAGCGCTGTGCTTAATAAGAAAATTTTCCCTACAGATAATTCTGTACGCCGTGTGCCAAATGAGCTTTTTGTCTATGATTTATCATCATTTAATGATACAGCTCCACCAGTTTTAGCACCAGAAGAAACTCAACCTGACGCTACAACAACATCGACTACAACTACTACAACATCGACGACACCTCCTCCAACCGCTATCACAACGACCACAACAACCACTACGACAACAACTACTACTATTGCTCCAGTAACAAATAACCCTAAATGTTTGCCAGCTGTATCTTACTGGAAGACAGTAAATCTTCAGGCGCAACCGGCAGAAGATCCAAATACTCCGGGTCATAACAAAAGTCAGGTTAATCATCAAAAGGAAATATTTGTAATCAATCCTGATGCCCCCGTACCAAATACTAATAGAGTTAATTATGTAGAAGGTTTACTTTACGCAGAACCTCATGGCATCCAAGCTCATGATAGAATAATTCCCGGTTATGATTTTTATGTTTATCCTAATAATGCGTATACTATTTACAGTGATGCTAGAGTAACTAATTATTATTTTAAAGATAATCCATTTATTCATATTACAGCTTCGCGTATAGATGAACATGAATTTCCCGGTGCTGGATTACAAAAGTATTTTAGTGGAATAATTACTCTTTTCTTGCGGGAGGGTTATGATACTTGGGATGGTGAAAGTTTTTTAATATTTTCAACTAAACGAGTAGTTGGTACTAACCCAAATTACATAAACGGAAAAGATGTTGCACTTTTAGGTGTTGCAGAAGCGAATGCTCAAGGTTTCAATTGTGCCAGCCTGAATCAAAAAAACGAAGTTTGTTTAGATTATGATATTGATGTTGGCGTTGAAACTGTTGGCAGTCAACGTTACTATACTTTCAATGGGCTTTCTAGCTTAAATCATAAATTTAAATTAAGAAACGGTGTCTATCGTTTTAGAAATGTCTCAAGATCGCACCCAATTGGTTTCTATCCAGTTGATCAACCCCAAGGTTTTATAGATTGGGCTGTCCTGTATGCCAATGACAATACATTTGCATTGTCTTCTAATGTTAATTTTAGCTACGATTTAGACAGTACAAAGCATAGTCCAATACATGTCAAAAAGAATATTCAAGGTTTTGATGTAGCATATGCAGCAACTATATGGAACCCCAATAGAGATCCATACACAATAGTACTAAATGTTGCAGATGATTTTGGAACAGCTAGCTATGAATGTTATAACCACGGCTTTATGGGTGGGGCTGCTAATTTAGTTTATGATAGCTCTTGTCCAGCGTTTGTTGAGCCTGAACCAGCGAGGGTTCCAGCTATCACAACGACAACCACTACCACTACAAGAAGTCCTATTGTTTTTCAAGAAGATCCCATATTTGACATCCCACCGCTTCCAGAAGGTTATGATAACTGGGAACATTGGTTTAATGACCAAGCTACAACCACGACTACAACTACAGTAGAACCAATTGTAGTAGTAGAACCTGTACAACCGCGTGTCATAGTTACAACTACGCCCAAGCCATATGTCCCAGTTCTTACAATGCCGAGTGGCCCTACGTGTACGCCGTATGGGATTGTTCTTAAGAATAAAACTGATCAAGAAATACAAAATCGTGTCAGATCAAATCTAAATGTAGGTTACAAAGATTACAAACAAGGATTAATTAACACTGATGTACAAGATTGGAAATCTTATTCTTGGCTTCCAGATGCTAGACCTTGGGGTATGAAGTTTATTAACAGTTCGGCAGATGTAATTTTCGACAATAATATGAACATTATTGGTCATAATGATGCCCTCCCTGAATATTGGACTGACTATTTTGTTGGATCTCCAAATGGCATATCAGGAAATACTTATTTATCTCTCGCCGCTCCAAACATCTTGAGAGAAAAAGACGTGTACGAAATATACTTACTAGAAATTTCAGAAGATTCTCCAATCACTGATTATGATTTTAGAGATAATCCTCATATTGAGTTAATACCTTTAGATAAAACAAAAACTAGAAAAAATTCCGTACCTTATTTCATTAGTACTAAAAGTTATTTATTCGACGCAAGAAACTCTGTTCGGGATAATGCTAGTTATAGTCCGTATATTAGCACTGATCCAAATGCAGACACCAGATGTGATTATTACTGGGGTAATGTTATACTAAGGATAAAAAAAGAGGCTAACAATTACTACAACCAGATTGATATTCCCGCTTATGACAAAAGAATAAGCAGAGAAATTAGAATTCAACGCGGCTTCTTTTCTATACTTTCACAATGGATGGAAGTAGTTAGATTTTATATTAATCAGGGTTCGTGTTCAAGACGGCACGTCGCTGGAACATACTTAAGTGACTATATTGTAAAACAAAAACAATCTATTGCAACAACACAAAATTCATTATTATCGGACACGTATAGGAGGGTAAAAATTAATGCACTTTCAAACCTCTATTTAGATTCAGACACTAAAAACGTAAGAACTGAAAAAACTTATTACGAAACTGGCCCAAGTAAAAAATTAGTAGTTAGAAATGATGTTGATCCACTGTTTTATCCCAAATACCAAAAAACAGGAAGAAGTTTAGATGTAAATGATGTTCGTGTGTATGATACTTTTTCAGTTTCTTCTGGAGTTTCTAGTTCCCAACGTAGTAAACCAAGTAGAATAAATGGCATTGCTAATATTAATGACCCGTCTCCATTCGTAGTATATAGAGATTATCCAGAAGATTTTAATAGTGTAAATAAAACATTAGATTTTGGAATGGAAGAATTTGAGCAAAGATTTGTAGTATCTCTTTTTGATCCTGAAGCCAGAAATGTTATGACAAGAGAAGTTTTCTGTTTGCCAACAGACGGTGGTTTTGGATACTCTCAAAACAGAGAACAGTCTGAAAGTGCTACATTAAATCCAATTAGCTCCTTGTCAACTAACCCGTCTTCTTTCTCTTTTAGTTCTAGTGATGATACTAAATTTTCTTTTTCGGAGGATAATTCAGATTTCTTGGGTCCAGTAAATGTATATAGATCATCGTTTCTTAATGACGGGGCAAATGCAAGTACAATTCCCGTTGGGGTTGACGTAGGAGACACATCAATAGACGGTGATTTTTATGCATACAGTTATCATTTATATGGAAGATTTCCAACCATCGTTGTTAAAAATTATACCAACAACGCCACCCACGCAACGATTGAGCCGGATGGAATCTTAGCAGGACATAAACTATCTTTAAAACAACTTAATCCAAATAATTGGAGTGCAAAGCCTTTACTATTAGCTGTATCTTCTTTAGAGAGTGTTAAGATTTATTTGATAGATGGAACTAAATTCCTTACACCAATTTTGTTAAAAGGAGGAATTGATTTTGAAAATCCATATCTTAACTTTATTAAAGAAAAAGGGTTTTTACCAGATGATAGAAATGCTAATTACTCTAAGCCGGAAAGTTTTATATCCCCCGTTGGATCTAATCGTAATAACGTTGTACAATCTCAAGATTCTGATAGAACAATAAGGCTACAACCAGACGAAGACTTAGTTAGAGATATTACTATTAGTTGGCACAATGTAGTTAAGTCCACTGCTTATAATATCATAGGTCGCGGAAAAGGTAATTATAACAAAAAAATGTACAAACATATACTAATTCCTAGACTTAACACAGCCGTAGAAGAATCTATAATAGATAGATCACAAAGATCAATAATTGATAATGTATATCCCACTGTTAATGATAATCAAGTAAGCCGCCTGTTAAGTCTTGCAAAGGTGCAAAATTTGAATAATATATTTGATCTTAATAACATATCTGATCCAGCATTTTATAGTGAAAATAGTGTATTGTCTATTAAGATTAGCAATGCGGTCGCAGGAGAAAGTTTTGATATTGAATGGTGGCATAAGGGCGCAATAGTTAGAAATAGAAAACAAGCGTTAGCTGATAAAAATGGCGTTTTAACAGACACGTTTGCGGGTGCTGGTCAGTGGGTTAACCATGTTAATCAATATGGCATGATATTCATGGGTGTAAATAGTATCCCTGTGCTTTCTGGAGAGGTTAAAGTTGTGGTTAGAAGAAGTAATATTTCGTCTCAAGTTGATTATATTCTTTCTACTAGACTTCCTCAAAAACGCCAAAGTGATAATATGCGAAACAGTTTTATAGATTCAGCAGAATTAAGAGACAATGGCTATAGCAATAGCTTTATTCAAAGTTTAAGGGGTACTAGTTTCCAAGGGCCAGTTTCTTTAATTGCTGATGTAGACCAAGAATCTAACGTTCTTATAAATGAATTTAGACGCGATTCCACAAAGAGCAATTCATTTATAGAAGCTTTTGCTGGAGAAAATTATGGCTGGGACAATGTTGTTCTTAGGACTACAGATGGTGGCGTTGGCCCTAAGCCTGCGGATTTAATATTAGATTACAATGCACAATATACTAGCGCAGCTATTTCATTACAACAAGATTTTATTACTGTGCCATCTATAACAACTGCTACTTTAACTTCTGACACAATTGTTGGTGGTGGAAGTATTACTCCTGACGACACTTATGACGGTGGCGGGGGTGGCGGTGGTGGCGGTGGAGGAGGATACTAATGGTTGTTAATTATAATAAACTATTTGATGATGGAAAATACCAAAATATCACAATAGATCAAGGTGTGCAGGGAGATGCATTTGAAATGCCCACTCTTGATGATTTTAAGATGAGACTTTTAAAATCTGAATCTTATGTTATATTATATGATTTTCATTCACTTCCAATTAATTTGGGAGTTTCTCAGGCAGCGTCGTCATCAGCTCCTCAACTTGTAAAAATGAGAAGACATGTCACTAACCCTATTGACACTACTGCGTCTATGAATAGGTATAGTCGTCCCTGTCAAATACCACCTGAACCAGAAGAGTTTGGGGACGCATTTGGTAAATCGGGTAAAGATTGTGAACAAGCAACTAGAATATACAATGGAGGTGGAAAGCTTAATGGTTCATATAGAGATAAAAATGGAAGCTTTAAAGACTTTAGCTTTAAAGTATATGCAAGTTCCATGCTTTTAAAAAGAAGAACAGCGCAATTGTCAAATCCATATCCAGTATATAAAACAGGTTCTGCCAATAGTGTAATAGAGTCGTGGAAACGAGCTAATAAATTCGTAACTGCTAACAACCCACGTACTGATGTTTCTAGTTTAAGTAAATCATCAGAGGCGTACAAAAGATATGCCGCTACAGGAGAATACGCAACAGCAAGAAGAATTACATTCAACATGGATGATCCAAGATTTTCTACAGAACCAACGAAACACACCACCACAGTACGAGCGCAGCTTTCTGAAGGATTGTCGGCAAAAGGTTATCCAGCTTTCACTGGTCCTATATTATGGAAAGTTATTTATGGCACAGGACCAACCTTTGGAGCTGGAACAATAAATGACAAAGATATGTTAGTGGAAGGTAGGAACATGATAGTTGGCGGTTCTTACGCTATGATAAAAAAATCAGATTACGATGCACTTATAAGAACGAGGAGGGATCTTGGACTCTCAATAGAGAGATTTAAAAAAAGCGGACTTTTTACTGAGTTTGAAGTAGAATATGATTTACCTGACTTGTGGGAGTGTAAGTTTAAGTTAACTAAAAATAACGGTCAACGAATTCATGATGGTCGTTTCGACGTAACAGATAAAGATATACAAGCTATACCATATTCATATGATACCATACCTTCTACTGCTTTCTATAAACCTCCTAAAGATAGTGACATTGTTTCTCTTGGGGGCGGTAAGTATGGCACTGCGGCATCAAGTAGAATTCCTGACACGCTTACAAAAATTGTCACAGGAGATGCTGATTTTGTAGAACTTCCAGATAGAGGCAGAGCAGTTTATTGGCAACATTACTATAAGTTTAATGGAGATGGAGAATTTGCTGGTGTTAATCCCAATAATGTTGAAAAGTTTTGGGACAATGGAGGAACCTATCAAACAACAAGACCCGGATATCAGACTGTGTACGAAACAGAAAAATTTGACTACGGTAAATATGTTTCTCAGATACCTAGATTATATTATCAAGCTTCTAAATCTCCCAGCGAATCAATATACTTTAAAAACCCAAGTTTTCCTAGACCCGTACAGGCTAATGGTGTTCAGTTTGTTTTCAACCCTAAGCAAATAGAGAATGGCGATAACGAAGTTACTGCGATTAATTATATAGATCCTAATTTTGCAACGTCTTCTTTTTTTGGTAGACCTAAGAAAAAGGGTGTAGTTAAATTTTCTACTTATGATGTTGGAGAATTCACTCTTGAAATTGTTCAAGCTAATAAAATTAGCACCACGGCAAATGCTCCAAACCAACAATTTAAAGCTTATAAACTAAAAACAGCAGGGGTTGATAAACAACACAGAGGTTTGAAATCAGATTTTGATACCGTGCTAGAAAGGTGGAGCAATAAAAAGTATAGTCAAAAAATTACTTTTACTGATAAAACCGGAAAACCTGATAAGTTAGTTTTAAAGCAAGCTAATATACAAAACATACCCGGAGTTGTTAATGATTTTACTTCGCAATGGTCTCAAGACTATTCTTTTGGAGCCACGAGTCGTGACTTATCTAGCAATGACTCTGTTGGTCAATTGGCTATACAAGGTACAACGAACATATCTACACATGTCTACAACGAGTGGTATGATCGTTATGGTAATTTACTTGGAGTTAGTCCTCAGTACAATGAAATTGCGCTTAAGGGCATAACTCAACTTGCCGCAACAAACAATAGTAGACGAGAATATGAGCTGATTGAATATGAAGTTAAAGCACCATCTGCCTCTCAAGCTGGATTGCCTTATGGCTCTACTGACATACGGGTAGCCGCACCTAATCATACATTCTTTTACGAAGTTAGATATATAGTACAAGGGTCACGATCAAAAGCAGTAGAATTAAAAAACTCAGGTGGATCTGCCACAAAAAGAAATTCTTATTTTGGAAAGTACTTTACTCCAGTTGCAGGTGATAGCTCTGGTGGAAATTTATCAAATGACTCTACGCTACCAGCTGGACAGCAACTTCCAAGTCGTCTAGATCCAACAGTATACGATGCGGTTCCTTATGTAGAATTTAATGAAGATGGAACCAAGCTGCTGATAGCTCAAAAAGCAATTGGAAAGTTTTCTTACATAGAGAAGGAAAGAGATAGAGATTATAGAAAAGGATATTTAAAAATAATAGATAGGGTTTCTACAGAAGGTGCAGATAATAAAGTTCGTATTTCTTTTGATGTAGATCCTACTGGGCAAAAAAGCACGTATGAAACTGCGTTCTTCAATGATTTGGAAATTACCGCTAAAAAAGACCGTTATATGTATAAAGGGTTTCAAGACGGTAAGTTTGGTTTAAGCAAGGACGGCGCATTTATAGCTTGCTATTTCACTGATGGTGATAGAAATAATCTTAATAGATATCCACCTAGATTATTTTTATATAAAAATATGAATGCAGAAACAGAAGATAAAGAATATAAATCTGCTAATGAAGGTGGGTATTTTAGCCCCTCGGTAGTACAAAATAATGTTCCATTCAATGTTCCTTTAAATCCTAATACTAATGAATATACTTATAATGCTCAGGAAAATTTAGATTTTCTTGTAGAAGAAAGGCCGTTCGATGGCTTGAGCGTTGCTGATCCAAAAGATGAGTTAACATGTATTCCTTACTGGAGACCGGAGTTCTTATATCCCAACAGAAACCAGCATTTGTATGTAAGATATCCATTTGGCGACCTTGACCAATCTTCTACCGAACTGCCAAGGTATATGAATGAACTTCGTGCAGATTATCCACTGGCTAAAAAAGCTATACTATCACAGATTAATGTTATTGGGTATAATCCGTATGATACTTCAACGAACAATATTCATAAAGACAGTGGGTATTGGCGGCTCGCAGCAATTCAAGATAATGTTTTCTTTGAAAATGGCGATAACGAGCCACTAACCACGGATCGTACACTAAGTGGATCTTTGGGTTGTATCAGCGTTCAAATGCGTATTGATGAAGGAAATCCAAATTCTCTTACTGGAATAGGCGAAGAAACACTTGTGTTAGACACTAAAACTACCTCTGGATGGAATCCGGGTACATATAACAGTAGAACTATAGATTATAATTATAGACCATATTTTTCTTTCGTTGGATCACTACGAGCGTTGAGTACAAGTAATGATTTTGCAAGCCAGTATACCGAATATGATTCATCACAATCATACCGAACGGGAAAGTTTACAGGGCAATATGGGTTTGGTCGAGTACCCATATATGATTTTACTGATGCTGTCGAAAGTTTTATAGTTCGTACCAAGTCTGACACTGGACTTTCAATTGGCGTAGGAACTCACAAATTTATTAATATACCTTACAGATATCCTGTCACCTTTTTAGTTGATGACATAAAAGGTGTTTCAATACAAACTTTGAAGGACGAGACCTTTAACGAGTCAGAGTATAAAGAGTCAACTAAAATAGTAAGAGACAGATTTGGAGATACTGATTACACTGAAACTCTTGATTTGCGTTATACATATGTTAGTCCAAAAACAGGGCAAATTAAGAAAAAAGATTATTACAGTGGATCATTAATTTTAAAGATAACTCCTGAATATTTTGACAATGCTAATAATCCACCCATAGTAATGGTGACTATGAAAAGGTTGGTGACTACGAATGGAAAGTCGTATGACCTTACTCCTGAACCAGTTAATATTTATCCTGTAGAAACTTGTGATTCTTCTTTGCTTAAAGCTCATATACTTCCAGATGGCACAACGCTATATGGCACTACCACCACCACCACTACCACCACCACAACTACTATACCGCCGGGAGAACCTAATTTTCACTTTGATAGATTTTATGTTAAGAGAAAAGACGATAGGTTTATAGAGGAGGAGATAACGCCTTTTACTCTTTCGTATTCAGATTATACCACTATAGCCCAAGAGTATCTTTTGCCGTCTAGACCGCCCACTTATGAAGAACTTAGAAATAGTTCTCAAGCAGGAAAAAGATATAGAAAAATATCAATAGATTCCGGTGCTAGATTTAGTCAAATTAAGTTAAATGATAGCGGTAATCTATTAATATTTAAAAATAAATTTATAGATGATCGTACAGCTTTAGGAGACCTTGGAGCATTAAAGACGGGGGTTGGCCTACAGGGTAGAACAGATTTTTCTTTTAGTTATAGTCAGCTTCAAGACGCTGGTGGAGGTAATCGTCAGTATGGACTCTACACTGATAAAGCTTTAAAAAGTTTTGCTGGTTATGATCGCACAAAACCAAATGACCCCTTACCAACAAACGCACACGTTTTCTTTGGAAGAACAAATGATAATTTTGATGAAAATGATATTAACGACTTTGTTATAAATGACAGTGGTAACACATTACTATACAGTCCAAGCGAAGGTTCATACAAGGGTAATCTTTTACACGGTGTGGCTGATTTTGATTCTACATCTATAAATAACAGTGACGCTTTGTATGAATTGTCGGGAGGAGAGAAAAGTGTTGCTAAACAAATAAAAAATGCTTATGGAGAAAAAATTAAAAAGTTTTCTTTATCAAAAGATAACAATGTTCTTGCAATAATTCAAGAAAATAGCCAATTTTTACAACACGCAAGTCAAAGCATTCTTAGAGGCAGTGCATTTGGTTTTGGTAATGCAACGCAAATTTATCCAACAACGGGAACCTATCCACACAACAAGCCGGAAAGTTTTTCAAATATATTAGTTTTTGATAGAACTGGCGATAACAATTGGGCTATTCGTAATAGTCGATCATTATCAACTACTTGGGAAATTCCAATTGGAAAGCCTGAAAGCGTAGCATTTCAAGCATATGAAGATATAAGAATAAACAAGGATGGAACTATAATAGCAGGATTAAGATATGAAAATAATTCTGCGGTTCCATCAATAAATCTTAGCACGAAACGCCAAGACGGAAATACAAACATATACTATAATAGCTCAAAAGCTTTTGGGTCTAATTTAAATCTATCCGTTGATGGTGGTTCAGATTTTCAATATAAAAATGGATTTTATATAGATGTTTGGAAGTATAATTCTGGAGACAAAAGATGGGATATGCTTGGCGCTAAAAATGTTGGAGGCTTAATAAATGAGCTAAGATATTTTACTAGTGGTGATAAACACTCGATACGATTAACCAACAATGAAACTGCTATCAGTAGAGATTATCAAGATATTAATTATGAAATAAATCATGAAGGCAATGTTTTAGCTCTCACATACAGAGATAAGAATATTGGTAAATATCATTTTCAACAAATATATGCTTACAACGAATCTAAGGATGAGTGGATTAAAACTTTCTCACGAGACAGTAGAGATTCTATTGCACAAACAATTCAACATTTTAATATTATAAATTCATCATCCTATACTGAAGACGTAAAAGATAATGCTGGTAATATAGTATATGATCCTAATAAGAATTTTTGTTATTTACACAATAGGGTTGATATAAATAACAGTGGTAATATTGTTGTTTTTTCAAACCCCGGAGATAGCGATTCTACATCTGTTTATAACCGTCAGCATTTCGATGCTCTTAAAAATTATAATGAATACTTTAATCAGCCGTGCTGTGGGGCGCGCCACGGATGTTTTGAGCTTGTTTATTCACCAGATTCAGACATGTACGAAGCTAACTATTATAATATAGCTACTGAGTTTGGAGATCCAAATTTCGCAGCACTGGGCATTACACTTGAGGGAGATGCAGGAGATGCTACAGAAAGACATTCAACTTTTGGGACAGATGTTTCTCTTAATGCTTCTGGTAATATACTAGCAGTTTCGCAAGAAGGTTTAAACTCTAAAGATGTGGCTGGCGTAGATTTTTATGACGTAAAGGTAGCTATTGATAATTTTACAATTCCGGCAACAAGAACTACTACCACTACTACTACGGCTTTGCCGCCGATGCCTTTAAAATATCATATTCCTGCTAGTGGAACATTTTTTCATTTTGGTGACGGAGTTAACTTCTATAATTCTGCAATAAGAGACTTTTCTATGGATGCCTCTGGTCATCACATAGCGGTTACATGTCCGAATAGAGCTATAAAAGGTGCTTTATCAAGTCAGGCTCCCGGCAGAGGCGTTATAATGTGTCGTAACGTTTCACAACATTCTGATTTTATTAGTGATAGAGCATGGGACCATAATTACGCTGATATTAGAACATTGAGGCACAATCCCCCTCCAGCATCAGGATTATTGTATGGAGCTTTTACTAGCAAAACAGAAGACCCAAGAAAATCAGAATCCACATATGGACTTGGACAAGTTTATGATGTAAAGGGCGAGGTTGACACTTTTTCAACCATAAACTTTAACGGCTTCAATCGTAATCATACAGGCTTGATATACGACATACAATCTAGTGTAAATCCAAGTGGAACTCTAGCTGTATTTGTTTACTCAGACATTTTAGCCGGACTAGGTGTACGGAATACTTTTCTTAAAAAGAAAGATTCTTATATTCAAGTTTTAGACCTTTCTGAAACTAGAGATAATGTAGTTAGACAAAGTTCCAGTGAAAATTTTCAAGCCTATATGCGTGGGATTCCTCCATATACTAAAGGTGATGGTCAGCCTAGTGGATTACTTTACGCTTCTGGTGTAGAAGCAGGCTATTCACAACAGAGTAATGGAAACGTTTTGTATTATGATCCAAGCGTAGCAGATAATGGAACGATTATAATAGCTAGATATACAGATAAAAAACTTACCTATCGCATTATGAACAGCGGTGTGAGTTTTGGAGGAAATGGAACTTACAACTTTGATGGTAAATTAATAGGTGAGTTTGATTGTAATATGAATAGTAGAGATATAATGTATAATAGACATCATTCTAAATATCTGCCAGCTGTCTTT